TCTGATAATTCTGTTATCTTATCACTAGCATTATTAATTGCAAGTGTTAAGGCGTCTCTTTCAGGTTTTTGTTTTTCTCTTTCTTTAAGACCTCTTGTGACATATTCCATGTCAACATATTTCTCTAATGCCTTGTCTAATAGAGTTAAAGTCTTTTGAGACCTGTATATAATTATATTCTGTTGTTTGATTTGATTATCTAACAACTCTATTTTAATATTGTTACTTGATTGTGGTTGTACTTGGTCAAGGTGTGCCTTTGATAAGAAACCAAAGATACCCATAGATGTGATAAAGACTAATACTATAACGGCAAATGTAAGATAGGCCTTTATAGTTTGTGGTACAAGTTTATTGTTCCAGTTATTATACAACCAAGAGGCGGCTACAAGTTTACCAACCTCTAATGCACTACCCATAGCAATAATGGGAAGCACTGCTCCTGCGAATAATGTGGCAAGTCCCATAATAGAATAACCAGCGGCTATTATAGATATAGAAATCGCACTAATGAAAGTTATGAATATTGTTAACATGGTTATATTTAGTTGTATTCTTTTTGTATCTTCCTGATAATAGACCTAACTTTGCCAAAATAGTTTTTATCAGAGGCATAAGCATCCAATGTTTCAACTAATGGAAATGGGTCATCAATACCTATAGTGTCTCTTAAATTTTGATAATCACCAAAGGCACTACCATTGTTTAAGATATTCATATAGTGTAAAACAGAATCACATTCATGCGAATAAACTTTTACACCCCACTTTTTAGGATTGTTTGACGGTAACATATGTGGTTCTCTCAAATCATATGTACGTATGCCAAATAAATTCTTACCCTCTTTGGCAAACCTAGATGTACCCCAACCACTCTCTAAAGCCGCCTGTGCTAGTAATAGTTCGTGGTTTACTGGTAATATATCTGTAGTGGTGTTCTCAATATAATGAATACACCCACGTACACTGATTAAAAAAGTTTGATTACTATTATGTTCAAAGTCTGGTTTTTCAACCAATATTTGTTCTACATCAAACTTCTCTTCTGTTTCAACTATCTCGTTTACGTCTTCTGTTGTAAGGTCTTCTGGTAGTTCATTTGCTTCTGGTGGTGTACCATAGGTTAACCACGCTATTAAAGCTATAACAGCAAGAACGCCTGCAATGGTAAAAAACTTTTCAAAAGCCTCTTTGATTCGGATTAATGATTTTCTCATTATCTACCTCTACGTACTATGAATTTGTTTCTACTTATATGTTTTTTACGAGCAATGTAATCGTAACCACCATACACATGACCCTCTTCATCTGTAAATTCAGGTAGTTTTTTTTGAAAGAACATTAGGTCAGGTTGTAATTTCTTAATCTTACCAAATATTTTTTCAGCCTGTTTTTCAGTGAAGTTATCATATACATCTTTTGCCCATTCGCCAGAATAGTATAATAGTTGTTGCTCGTCTGATTTTATGAAGTTTTTTAACATGTCTGGCACTTTGCCAATAATGTTTTTGAGGTGGTGGTCTAGTTCTTTAGTCTTTCGCTTACTCATTATGTAATCCTCCCAGGATTGTTATATTATAAATCTGCAATTTTGAATTTTCTGATAACGTTCTTTGTAGGTATAACTGTTGTGTTACCACCATCTGCCAAGTCACCATTCTCTTCATAATTGTAGTCACTCATCAATACATGTACTTGTCTATCTTCTTTTACCAACCAACCAGTTGATACACAGATAGCAGGTTTCATGTTTTGAATTTCTTTCATTGTTTTCCAACCAGCGTCGGATTGAATATCCTCCCAATACACCAAATAGAAATCATATGTAAATGGTATCTCTGGTATATCGTACTTTAGTTTTTTGCTAGTTGGTTTCTTTGCCATATATTATGAACATTCCTTATCAGTGATTTTACTATCTTTCAATAGCAAACACTTATGTTTACTGTCAATCTCTTGTCTTAACTGAGCAGTGATGGTTTCCATAATCATAGGTAAATTCTTTTCCATATGGTCTGCAACTTGCAAAGCAAAGATAGCAAACATTTTTTGTAGTTCAGCTTCAAACACTGACATGTCAACATTATTACCTTGTACTTTTTGTGTGATAACGTGACCAACTACGGCAGTATTATAATCATCTGCTTTAGCACAACTCACCACTGACCAAGAGGCCAAGTAAATTGCGAAGAAGATTAATACTAATTTTTTCATTATATATCCTTTGTTATTATTTATGGTACCATTATACAGGTTCCGACAACAAAGTCAAGCACTTTCTTTAGCTAAAAAGACTTATTTTACTGTGTTTTGTAGTGATTTGTTCTATTTTTGTTCTAAATTAGACAGGATAAGACGGTCCTTTTTCAATTTTAACAAAATTATCGTCCCAATTGAACGCTTCCTTAACCACTGCTTCAGTTAAACCTTTATACTTCTTATTAAGAACCTTGTCTTTCATATTTAAGAGTACGTTTGCCTCGTCAACATGTAATCCTTCTAGGATTTGTAAGAACATAGTTTCTTTAGATACTTTTTTAGTTCCATCATCTGCACCTTTGACAAAATGCCATAGTTTTTTTGATTCTGTTCTCAACCAACTATGTTCGGTACCTGCTGGTACTTCATTTGGTATAAATGGTGGTGTGCCTTTTGGTAAATCCCATACAATGTTAGGGTCAAATGCACCTTTTAAAATCATTCTTAAATGTGGACTATCGTTTTCTTTTAAAACGGCAATCTTTTTAGGTTTATCTTTTGCGTTGTTTACTTTTGTTAAAATTTCTGACAACAATGGTTCACTTGAACCAGAGGTTGATTGCATGGCTGTCATTGCAGCTTTGCTTATTAGATTTGGGTTTTGTTGTACCATGATTAATTCTCCAATTTGTTTAATAATTTCATACTAGTATATTTATACATGGAGGATAATGAGGCGGACAGAAAGAAAGGTAGATATGAAAAAACCTTGATGGGATAAACTAATAAAACCATCGGTGTCCGCCTCAAAATTAAAGGGTTATGCTGATACAGCGTAACCTTGTGAACCAAACAAAGCAGTTTGACCAGCTGCGATAACAGCTTTTGATGGTGTTCCTACTCTGTAAGATACTCCAGCAGATGTTCTATTTTCATAAATCATCATACCTTCGTTTCTTAATTTACCAACCATTGCAGCTGGTGATTTAAGGTCAAATGTGTTTCTTAGAGTCTTCCAAGTAACAGAATTACCTTTTGAGAAAAGATTTCTCACTTTTGTCGTTTTTGACATTTTAGTTCTAGCCATTTTAACATCTCCTTGTTTTTTAGCGTTTAACTTATTCATAATGTATTTTAGCATAATTGCTCCTCAATTGCGTTTAGTCGCCACTATTCAACAAGACATATCGTACATTTGTAGTATGCTCGTCTGAATTCTATAATTCATCATCAGGAGTGAACATGTCACCACCATCTTGTAGGTGGTTCAATTCATCTTTTATATCCTTTGACAAAGGTCTTGTAGTTTTTGGTCTTGTTTCATCCATCAAACTACTATAATCTATTTTGGCACTCTTATGTGTACCGTCTCTCATTGTTTTTAATTGTACCATTTTGGTAGATAACAATTGAGCCGGATGAGCCATATCAAAATCTCTGTACACTAAACCTCTAATACTGTCTATCACTATCGCAAGGTCTTTTGTAAAGTTATCATTCTTTGTGCGAATACCAATGTCAACAAATTTACGTAAAAGGTCAAAAGCAATGTCATCAACGGAGTGTTCAACAAATTCTTTAGTCTGTTGTTTCTTAATTTGTTTAGCATACTCTGTTTCTTGTCTTTTAGTTTTGACTTCACGTACTATTTTATCTGTTGGAAAAAATATTAGATTATCGTTATCACTCACTTATTTTTTCTCCCTTGAAATTCACTTTACCTTGTTTGGCAAAATGTTCTACTAATTGATTATAACCACCAATCAGTTCGCCATCAATTTTAATTTGAGGCATTTGTCTAACATTCTTACCAATGTCTTCAAGCATTGCTTGAGGTGAATCAAAGGATTCTAAAGCCTTCTCTGTGTATTCTAAACCAAGGTTTTTAACTAACGCCTTTGCTTTATTACAATACACACAGTTAGACTTTGAGTATATGATTATATTACTGGACATCTTTCTTCTCATTGTTTTCAACCACTTTCTTAAACGCTTCAGAAGACGCCTCTTTTAAATTATAAGAGTCTGTTGCTTCTTCAATCGTGTAGTGGAACATTTTATTAAACTCGCCCATTGGTAATCTTAATCCTATCCATGCTCTATAATAACCATTACTAGTCATTGTAACATCTTGTTCAAAGATTTCATAACCTCTAACTTTAGTTTCTTTGATAATATTTACCAAAGTAGATTCTACATCTGATACTACAGTTTTAGTTTGATTCTTACCAAGTTCGGTAATAAATTGTTTAGATTGTTTATTCATTTCACCTTTGATAATATCAGCTAACTCAGCCTTTGCTATCATTTTACCTTTTTCTATTGCAAGATTAAGGTCAGGCGAAACAGCAGTTCCTACGCCAAAGATACATACTTTACCGTCATCATCTGTTTTAATAAGACCGTTGTCTGCCATAAATGACATGTCACAAGCCTTCTTCTCGTTGAAGTCAGCCATGTACCACTTTGGTACTTTAGTCAACTTCTCTTTGTCCTCTTGGACAATCTTGTAACTGTTAGTAGAACACGCCGACATTAATGCCAGAGCCGATACTAAACCAATTACTTTCACATTTTTCATCATTTTATATTACTACTCTTTCTTTTTTATACATTTTCAGATACATCATACACTAGTTCTTGGATAAAGTCAATGCTGGATTGAACAATTCCCAAAATCTGTTGTTTATCAACGATTCCACTGTTGTATAATATTACCAATAACGCAATGATAATGATATTTTTTATCATTATTGTACCTCCCATTCGCCGTTAGCGTTCAGGCAGACCTCTCCGAATGATTTAAAGGCATGGCCTGGTCGTGCATACTTACGACAATATTCTGGTTGTGTTGTATCATGGTAATAAAATTGTGCAAACAAATCCCAATAACCAGGACTTGCTGGATTCTTTCTACCATCAGCACAGTTCAGAATTTCTTTTTTGTATATTGTATCACCAACTTGTGTTATTTCAACAGTGATGTAACAATATTGACCACCAGTATCTTCTGGTTTAATAGTTTTAATCTTGCTATGTACAACTTCCTCTGCAATTGCCATTTTACATAATAAAAGTATTGATATAATTAAAGCTGTGTAAAACATATACACTTTCATAGATTTTCTAGGGTCTTGCATTTTTTAAACTCTCTATTGATTGTTTAGTATTATACACTTCTTCCTCATATAAGGCAAGCGTGGATGGGTTATTCTCAAACTCCATCAATTCTTCTTTTTCTTTGACTTCTTTTTCTAGTCTTTTTATATGTTCTATTCTACTCATCTTGGTTTTTCTATCCATTGTCCGTCTGGCATTTGACAAGCAGTACCAAATTCTACTTTACGATTGACACCACCGATACCAACCAAAGGCCAAGAGTTTGTTATGTCAACAGTGTGATTGTACGCCTTACACTTAATAGGTCCTTGTGTGTAAGTTCTAGTAATCTTAATTATACCACTGTTTCCTGTTTTTCTGTTATACCAATTTGTATATGATTGACCATGACTTGGACTTGTGTTAAGGTGGTCTACAAATACTGCGTTGTGTACATCTTTATCACTTGAATATAGCATATCTGCACCTTTAAACGCACCTATAACAGCACATGCACCTATAGCATATGCGTCTGTTACACCTAAAGCACTGCAAGCTGCCGTACCAGAGGCACCACCAGCAAATGCACCAACATGACTTCTATTCATACTCGTACAATTACTTAGAGCCAGTGATAATAGTCCTAATAATACTAAACGCTGGATTCCAGTTGTTGTCATTGTTTCCCTTGTTTGTTGAACATGCCGTCATGGTTAACACCACTATAATCGCCATAATTCCCTTTTTCATCTTGTTCTTTACCATAATCTGATTTATCATTTGCTATTAATTGACAATCATATTGGATTGTCTCAATCATATTTTGAATCTTAAAATCTCTTTCTGTTGATTTAGGGGTCTGATATTTCAAGACCCTTAAATCTTCTGCCATTCTCTGGATAGATTTTATCTTATCGCAAAATTGACTAATTTTGTGTAACATCTTCTTTGTTCCCTAATAGACCAAATTTCTTTACAAGACTAGCAAAATCTTCTTTAGTTTTTGCCCAACTCTCTTTTTGATACTCTTTAGTTTTTGTTACCTCGCCACTAAACCATGTACCTACTTTACCTGGTACTTCCACTACAGTTTGAACAAACTCTTGTGGTGTAATAGTTTTAGGCTCATCTGATTTCGCAACGCCTGTTATTAATAAAAACGCCAGTATTGCTAATACGCCGAAACACTTTTCTAAAAATGTCATTATACTTTCCTTCCTGCTGTTTTGATGTCCTCTTTAGCGACTACCATGTAAGGACCTTTATTGTACGCTGGAGCAATTGTAAAGTTCTTACTCGCCTCAATCTTCCAACGATTGTCAGGTTTTGTACCACCTGAACCAATTTTGTTTGACAATGGTACTGCATTAGTAGGTTGTTTGATAACATTGTCATCTTCTTTAATCATTCTACTTACAATATTAATGGCATGTCTACCATCTTTTGTCAATTTGATTCTACCTTTTTCATCTGTATCAAAACCCATTTTAGCAAGATACTTTCTATGCTTTTCCAATGCCTCAAGGTATGCTTTTGGTGGCTTTCTGTTTCTCAACCTACGAATAGCGCCACTTGAATTGTTTGTATAGATAATAGCCATTACTTAATACTCTTTCTTTGTCCTACAATATTGTTTACGAATACTCTTACCAACCTAGATACATCTACCTCTTGTTTCTTTAGAGTTTTAGGGTTAGTAAAAATCACTTTACTCTTATTCACTTCTAATTGTATACCAATATCAGAAGCCACTACAATAGCGTCATCTGTATATTTTGTCCAATCGTGTGAAGAATAGTCTGATTGAGCCATTAGTCGTTTACCGTTTCTGGAATACTTTCTGATTGTACTTCTTGGAATGATTTACCAAAACCTATCTGATAAAATGTATCTCTAGGATTGGTTGTTTGATATGTTGACTTTAATTTGTCAAAATTAACATCTACTAGGTCGTAGTATTCTGGATGCTCAACTTTTAGTTTGGCATGTTCGTCACACCAAATAATTCTATTGGTATAGTAATCGTTTTCTTTTGCCTCTAGTGTTGATAGTTTAGAAAGAGCAATATCTTTCTGTTTAACTGCCTCAAATTCTTTAAATAAGTTTTCTTTATCGTATTTAAATGTCATAATATATGTCCTTTTGTTTATTTGTTAATAATACTATCATAAAACGTTTCAAATGGCAACCATAATAAAAAGCACGTTTTTACTCACTTTTTGAGGAAAAAGTCTCTCTAGGATGGCGCTGGAGTGGTTTAAGACGTGTCTTACGTACTCCAGTACCCCCTAAAATCACTGCATTTTATCAGAAAGCGAATCAAACATGTCAATCTGGTCATCTACCATAACTGGCTCTTTCTTTGATTCTTCTTCTGCCCATTTCTCAAATTCATTTACTTCCGTTTGAGCGGAAGACTTAATACCTGATAGTACATCAAGACAACCTTGAGCATCGCCAAAATTTAGTTTAGCAATGGCGTCATCTATCTTACTAATTAATTCTAACTTATCATTCATCATTTGTTAACTTTCCTTAGTTGATTTAAACCTGCACTGTGTAATTTACCACCTCTAGTTTGGTAATCAATTACACCCTTATAATTCAATGAAGTGTCATACTCTTTTGTATGTACACCTTGTTGTTTATTCGTATGGATTCGGATATTGGTAATGTATCCTTCTACACTCTTACCTTTACCCCATTCAGTAGCAATCTCTACCTTATCGCCTACTTGAATCAACATCATTGGTCTCCTTAACCTTTTTTGTTTGTTGCGTCCTCGCTGGACATTAATAGTACAATATAATGTACTGCTTTTAACAGGTCTGCTCTATTACGACCTGATTTCTTACCAAATCTTGCAAGATATTTAATTGCATTAGCTTGGCAAAAGTCTTTATCAACACCAATAGACCTCAATAAGTCTTGTACTTGTACACCCTCTTTAACTTGAGCGTAGTGTTGACCATAGGTTGACTTAATATAGTCACCGATTTCTTTTAGTATTTTATCTTCATTATATTTCAACATTTATCTCCTTTATATTCCTAGACACCTTATAACATTTTTTTGGTCAGTTGGCAACCTATATCCTTTTTGTAACCAATCTACAACCTGTTCAAAATAAAATGCCTCGTCTGATTTACCTGATTTTTCTAGTTCCCATGCAGCTGTTTTAAAAAACTTTAGTACACCCATTTCACTGGTCATACCTGTCTCTTTCTTCTGATAGTTACCTTTTCTTTGATTTGACATGTGTATCCTTTGTGTTAAAGTCTGATAAATGATTCATATTAGCATGACTACCTTGTTCGTTTATTGCATATACCAATGTGGCACTATGTTCTTTTTTGGTTAAGTCATACAATTCTTTTGCTTCTTTATAAGTTTTGACAATGGTCTTGGTGGTCTTACCTAATGAACGCCACTCAACTATTGAATAGTTTATTGCATTGTCTATAATATTTTGTTCCCATGGTAACGTAACACCATGGTACCATGGTTGTTTAGTCGCCATCAATCCAGTCCGTTGCTGATTCTTCAAAGTCATTTTTCTTTAATACTTTCTCTATCTGTACGAAGTAACACCAGTTTGAACCGAATGTAACTGCACCAGTATAATTTAGTGAAGTATCATATGTCTTTGCATTTAGACTTGTTGGTAACTCGGCAGCTATATCAGTTGGTTCGGTTGCAATACCGATATTAGTTATAACTCCTTCTCTACCTTTCATGTCTTGTATTGTATCGCCTACATTAATTATCATAAGTGTGTCCTTTTGTTAGTTCATTTTTTTCCATAATACCAATTGCCTTATCTACGGCATTTAAGTTTTGATATGTATATTTTTCAGTTAGTTTTGGATTCCAATCTTTTTTAAAGAATTGTCTAGTATTCCATAACTGACCATAATCTTTGTATAGAGAGTTATCAACGCCAACTACATCTTTACCAAATACATCATCATAAGTTTTGTAATAGTGGTCACCATGTATCATTTGTACTTTAGTATGACCTGTGGCATTTGTAGCCGTCTCATTAAAATTTTTATCACAATATGATTTCACTCTCTTGTGCATATTCTTATCATTCATTCTATTAAGATGATTTAAAGGTACATTTCTGAATATGGTATGATAGATGTAGAAGTAGTCACAATCTTCATCATCAAAGTATTCAATACCATATACTAAATTTAAACTAGAAGATTTATTCATTAAGATAGTACCTTTCTTAACAGTATTATTACTGTCATCATTGAAACCATTAATATAAAAAATGATGTTATCATTAAGCGTTCTCTAACTCACTGTCAATAAACTCATCAACGTTGTACTCATCAATACCTAATAGTGATACTGCTTCAACGTCCATGATTTCTTTTTCAGCAGTTGATTTAGTAATAAGATTGTTTTTGACATTTGCAATAATCTTATCTACTGCTTTTTCTGCTTCGTCCCAATAGTAGTTTTTAGTTTTAGACATAGTGTTTTTCTCCTTGTTTAGTGTTATTAATAATTTGCATTACTTCAAAAAGTGATTTATATGGATTACTATACAACACTTTTTTAGCAAAGGCAACTCTTTTTTCAAGTCTTTTTAATTGTACTTGCATTTTCTTTTTGTTATATTCTTTAATCATTATGTGTCCATTATACATGAACCAGCCTAGAAAGCAAGCGTTTTTTTGCTTTTTTTAGCTATTTTTTTTGAGACCTGGTCTCATTTTTGGTTTTTTATGTGCGACAAGTTGTCAACACCAGTTGGATTTGACCCATTCCTGCTCTGATTCGTGAGGATTTGGTTTACCGTGGAACACGGCCACCTTCGATTCGCTGACCTTTTCAAAAGTCCAGTCGTTCTTATGATATCTTGGTTCTATTCTATTATTCCATTTGTAACTAAAAGTCCACTCATCTGGCATAGTACGTAACCACCGTTGACCATGTTTTTGCATTAATAGAGACATGACATTTTGGTCGCCTTGTTCTCTGTTCCACTTATCACGTTCTAATAGATATGGTTCCCATATACATGGTGTACCAACGGTATTATTCCATTTCATTATAGAAGAGTTGTACTGTTTTGTGGAAGGGTTGAAGTCTCTGATTACACCAAACGTTTGGTCATCACCAAAGGTAAAAAGGTCATCAATATCATCTAATATAACTACGTCAAGGTCCATGTAAAGATTAGGTCCTACTAGACCTGCCTCTGGACTGAATAGTTGTAGTTTATTCCACCAACCATCAAAATCGGTGTAATGAAATCTACGATACTCTATGTCGCCTTTTACTTTTAATGCTAAATCTTCGTGGTTGTTGAAACAGATAAAATTGTACGGTACTCTTGTATGTCTTTCAACCATATTATACAGGTGTTGTACATACTCAACCTGATATTTTTTACCATAATATACACATACAAAATTCATAGACCTAACCAATTAAAAACTGCCCTCAAACTTAATAACATATACATGGTTTCCATAAGCATTCTCGGCCAATCTTTATCTTTGTATCCGAACCATACCCACATAACACATGCTACTACACTTAACGACCATCCAATCCATTGTGTGCTGATATTTGCACTAGATAAAATGTAAACGCTAAGAACAGCAATTGCAAAACCCAACCATCTGGTTTTGTTTTTAATCTTGGACATTTAGTCACCTTTCAGTTGCCTATTTGTTTTATCTACTGTTCGTAAAACAGATAGTCTAGTTGCTGATTTTTCTGCCGTTCTTAAAAATGCTTTCACGTCTTTTGGAAAACATGCACCGGCATATCCTTTACCGTGGTCACCTGGTACTTTCATATGACTGGATCCAATCCTGTCATCTTTCTCTACCATTGAAACCACCTTGTCGTAACTTATGTCAAGTTTCTTACAAAGTTGAAATATCTCATTAAAGAAAACTACCTTTGTTGCAAGGAAAGAATTTCTTATATACTTCGTCATTATCATTTCAGGTACACTACATTCATGTATCTTAACTGTCATAGGATACACCTCTCGTAATACATCTACCCAAAATGGTACGTCTGCACCACCAATAAAAATGTCTTTAACATTCTTCATATCGTCAACAGCATGTTTTTGTCTTAAAAACTCTGGACTATATGTAATACTATATTTATGTGCTAGTTCAGCGTAACCATCTATTGAAATGGTACTCTTAATTAATACTGGAAGATTTAATTTATTACTTTCTTGTAATACTTTTTCTACTATAGAAATATCACAACTACCATCTGGTGCCTCTGGTGTAGGCACACAAACAATGATACCCTTTGCTGAATATCCTTCGTGCTTTGTGATTGTATTTTTTTGGTAACCCTCAATATCAATTGCGACAATTCTGTGTATAGGATTTAAAATCTTATCAACTGCTTTGCCTACGTGACCATAACCAATAATAATCAAATCTTGTTTCATCTATTTTCCTTTGTGACGACCCATGTACCACTCTGATGGCTCATAATTCCATCTTTTGCCTTTATGTCCTCTAAAGGCTGCGTACCACATTCTAAGTCTTACAAAGAAATCAAATTCATGTCTTGGCTTCTTCATACTCGTATCTGCTCCTGCAACGTTGCATAAGCCGTGCCATCTTCAATTTCATCCAAATTAAACTGATTGTAACACATCATCTGCAACCACTCGTTAACTGTTTTCGCCCCAGGCTTAAATGGTTTTTCAATAAACTTCAAATCTCTACTTGCAACAGGCCATGCCACATTTCTATTATGACAAAACACAGGAGTATAGTGTAATATAGCGTCTATAGCGGATAAACTCATGTTGGTGACCAAACATTGTGCTTCGTTTAAGTCATCATGGATGTGAGTATTCCACCACTGATTTCCAGGTCTTGGTTTGTTTCTTATCCTTATCGGTAAGTCTGTGTGTTTCTTAATCTCTGTTGTGACTTGGTCAATCCACTCTTGTTGTGTAATACCATTAACATGATAAGTAACTGTTGGACTAGATGGCGCTACCAATACATGGTTGCCTCTTGTACTTCTCCAACCTTTAAATTCTATACTACCAGTAAACGGAGTATTAGGATTGCCTTTAGCTTTTGCTTTCTTTCCTAATATATTCCATCTGTCTGGACTTATTACTCTAAATTGTGTTGTGTGAATACCACCACGTACAATTCTAAAATAAGTATTTATTCGGGAAACTATCTTCGGTTCAGGATATCTTACAATTTGGTCAGTTAAATAACCTACATCAACGTACCACCATTCTTTACCTTGTTCCTCACACTCTTTGATATTTCTTATATTATTACCTGCTAAACCCCAAAAGAAATGAATTTCGTGGTCTGCGTCTTTCCAACCCTTTTCAATCGCTGGCCAGATTTCATGTGATAAACACTTGTCCCACGCCATTTTATGTGTAATTATTGCCATTCTAATAACCTCTTATGTACTTCGCCTGAATTAATTTCGCTTACTTTCCATTGAGTGTAAGCACACTCATTTAACCATTGTTGTCTATCAAACTTACAATCAATATGTTTCTCTTTAAGAATACTTACATCATGGTATGAAACTGGTCTAGCATGAGAAGTCGGCGACAATGCAATTGTTGGTATTCCCTCACACGCACTTTCAACTAATGCGTTACTTGAATATGAGACTACTGCTCTTGCACCATCTAAATCTTTTTGAAAACCAAAACCACCATTTGTTTCATTCCAGTCTTGGTAGTTCTCACTATATCTAATTTCATTCTTTACACCAAGTTGTTTAAATCTTGCAAAGAAACCTCTTTTTCTATCACCATACTTATCTAAAAATCTAGGATGAAATCTAACAACTATAGGTTCATGTGTAACTTGACCAATCTGTTGTATTATTTTATATAGGTAGTTTAAATAATTATATTCTATACCATCGCCTTTTGTGAATCTAACTAGGTCTTTGTAAACTTCTTCTGTATATAAATCGTTTAAACTTGTATCACTAGGATTTTGTAAACACAATAGAATATAATGACCTTTCTTTCGCCAAGGTTTAATCTCAATATCTTGTTCTTGTTGTATCATATTCCATCTATCAGGACCTACACCTTTGTTTTTAAATATACCTTTGTCATGTGTATAACAACCAAGACTAACTCTATAATAATATGTGTCACTATCCATAATTAGATTTTTTCTAAATGTGGCACCCTCTACTACTAGTTGTGGTTTACCTGTACTTTTTATATACTCATACTGGTCTGACCAATCTTTATATACACCTTGAACACCTGTTGTTATGTAGGCGTCTGCTGTAGGTGGTAGTGGATTTTCAAAATCACATAGTTTAAAATCCTCATGTTTAGGAAACTTGAAGAAACTATCTCTGAATGAACCGTTAAATCCAATTATCATGTTGTAACCTGTTTGTGGCTTCATAAGCCTCGCCTGTTTTAAATTCGTTTTCTGTAAATTGACATGCTAGTAAACTATACTGCCATAACATAATCTCATCTTCTGTAGGATAATATAATTCTTCTATATCTGCAATAGTGGTACTTGAAACTGGTTTTGCTTGTGAAATAGGATCCACAATACAAGGTATACCAGATAAAATTGCCTCTATAGCAACTGTAGATTGGAAAGCAACAACACAATATGCGTTCTTTAAACTTTCTTGTAAAGGTATGTCTGTATCTTTATATCTAATTCTAATTACTTTATCTGTAAATGCTCTAATATCTCTTTGTGTTTTTTCTAACCAATATGGTACATCAAAACCATACACTCTGGCAATGGCCTCTGTAGGTGGTATAATTAATATTTCACTACCTTGTTTAACAAATTCTTTGGGTCTTTTTGGCTCACCATACTTCTTAATTCTTTTCCAATCTTCATCTTCTAACATCACATTATAATTAAGTTGTAATTGACTTCGTATCATTCTATACAATCTACCATGTGGACCAGGTACATAATTTCTTGTAGCGTGAAAGTATGCATGGTCCAAATAATAAAATGTATGTTTTCTTTGCATTGCAAGTTGTATTAATTCATGTGTACCTCTTAATGTACCTATAACTGCAATAGGATTTTTAGTCCACTCACGTTTATTAAACGTAGGCCAAAATGCATTATCAAATGGTTTAATCTTTTCGTTTCTACCTAATTCTGGTTGATGTATGATACCATTCTGACTAGTAGCCAAGTTCAATAAGAATTTATCTTTACCTACACCTGTTAAAAAACACTCAATACTCATTTTTTAATCTGTACCGTTCCTGATTCAAAATAATATTCAAACCACTCTTTTGCATAATCAACATTTTCATAATCTTTAAACCAAGGACCACCCTCTGTAAAGTGTATATTCTTTGCTTCAGGATTATATTCATATTCGCCTACTAACCAGTTCCAAGTTTTATCTATAGAACCAATTAAGTCATCACTCTCTAACCATTTGAATTGATGTAACTCTAAACCACTTGCTTTGTTTACATAGTCTGGTGTTAGTTGTGTACACTTCTTACAGTTCATCAACATGACACTAGACCAATTCTTTTTATCGTATGCTGTTTGTGTTTGACCTAAAAACTTTTTGTTATGTTTTGGTACGTAATTATGTTTGACTACTTGTACGGCATACTTGTCGTCTCTCTGTCGCCATAGTTCGTTAATATCCGTTCTCATTAACATATCACAATCCATGAATACTGCCCAACCTTGGTAATTCATCAAATGTGGTATAATAAATCTACTGAAACTAAACTCTGTAGAAGATAAACTATTACGTTCTCTTACAAAGTCATCTTTAATATTGTTTAAAGCAATTGGTGTAATTGCAACTGGTTTTGTACTATTCTGTAAAATACTATACGTTAGTGTAGAAAAGGCTGCCTTTTCTTTACTATCATAACCAATAAAAATGTTTATCATTAAAATCGCCTTTCTGGACTTCTCAATAATTTCTTACGTTTAGGACCTTTAATGTGGTCATAAACAGGTCCTAATATAGACCTTGCTTGTACGTGACCTGGTTTACCATCGCCAATACTATAATTTTTACAACCATGTATCTCTTCTGTTTGTTTTCGTACATAATCCCATACGAAACTATCATGGCACTCTTTTAGTTTATAAACTGTATCTGTGTTGTACATTTCTTTCATACGAACAGCAAACTCAAAAGTATTTTCATGGTTTCTGTTGAAGTATAGGAAACCACATTCACTGTAAAGATTACCTCTACCAAGATAAGTCATAAAACTTTCTTTTCTGTGTATATGTTTTTCAATCCATTCTTCGTCTATCCTCTTGTTAAAGATACTATCTGCGTCAATACAGATTAAACCATCATAGTCTTCACTTGTAATAATTTCATTGCAATATGCATATACTTTGTAACTAAATCTAACTGCGTCATGTAGATAACCTTGTGGTGTATCTGAAACTGGTCTATCTTTGTTTCGTTCAACGAATTCTTTTAACTCTGGTATCTCATCAAATGATGAACGTACTACTAGACCTTTCATGTTTGGTATATCTAACATGTCTTCACTGTAAACAATCAAATCAAAAGGCCAATTATAAGTCTCAAAAAACTTATGTCCGTATTCTTTATATAATTTTTTACTTAATGTTGTAACTACACCTATTCTTAACATTTCTGGAATACGGCCTCCTTCCGTAGTTGACCTTTCTTTTCGTATCCATATTCTTTTAGAATATCTACGATAGTATCATGTTCTTTCTTTTCTGCTTCGTAAGTTTTTCTACCAGGACTCATAGGTAGTTCTAATACTAATGTAACATCATTGTTACGTAACATCTGTTCAGCACCTAATACAACGTTTCTTTCGTTACCTTGTACATCTACTTTCATAAAACCAATATTTGTAAAGTTATAGTCGTCAATTGCAACTACATCAACTGTTATTTTAGAAAGTTGTTCTTGTTCTAATTTTCTTAAACTATTACCTGTTTGTACACCCCATTCATTAAGACTTACATTACCACACTCGTCTGGTGATGAAAATAAATCTACTCTACCAGCTCTCTTATCTGATACTGCAACTGAATATAGTGTGTAATTTGTTTCTTTCATATTAGTCTTAAATGCTAATATGTTATCTGGATGTGGTTCAAATGCATGAACGAATTTAAATTTATTTGCAAGGTCTCTTGACCAGAAACCAATATTACCACCAACATCAATACATTCTTTAGTAAAGTCTTTTACATATGCTAAACTAAAATCTCTTGTATCTTTTTGATATTCCCATTTACCATCATATTCTTTCAACATTGCTTCATAATGTCTATCCCAATCTGGCAAATGCCAACCTTTAATTACGTTCATTATCTTCTCCACATTTCGCTATGTAATAACTGTCAACAATATCTGATAGTGGATTGCCCACCTTTTCGGTATCAAATATTTTCTTCAAGTCAATTTTCAAATCTTTCACAAATGCCTCATACATTTTGTCTTTATCAGCATTACCTTTTCCTGTTGCAAATTTCTTTACAACACTAGGAACAATAACACTGTATGGTATATTTAGTTCTTCTAATCTGTACTTTAAAATGCCACAATTCTCGGCAATTTGAAATACACCTCGGCCTTTTGAACCAAAAGAATAACCCTCAATGTAAACATGAGGATTATAAGTTGACTGGATTACTTTGATTGCGAAATCTGATATATTTTTGAATCTTTCTATATCAGTTTTATATTCTTTATGTAACTCACCAACAATTGTATCGTTCATTGTCATTGCCCATTTCTTTTTACCTGTGAGGTAAAAGAACATCAATGCTCCATTATCAATACTAATAGCAGGACTTGTTAAACTGTAATCAATCCCAATTATCGTCTTCTCTGTCGTGTCCGTCTGCGTCATTCGGTATTTCCTCAATAATCTCTTCTTGTTCTTCAACTTCCCAACCACAAAAAGGACACGTCATTGGTTCTAAATCTTGTTCATCTAAATCCCACGTCACGGTGTATTTTGTATCACAATTCGTACAATGTTTTGTTGCTTTTTCCATTATAATTTAAATTTCTTAAATTGGTCTTTTTCTACATCTTGTTTAATACCACCAATTACATAAGACTCAATCTCTGTTTCTTGTGGTGCATTTTGTGTACCCTTTGAATTCAGCCAGTGGTCTACCCATGGTAGTGGATTTGTTTTTTGGTCGTATTTTGGTGTCAGGCCGATTGCTTTCATTCTGCGATTTGCCATATATTCTACAAACTGGTGTAACAGTTTTTCTGATAAACCAATCATACTTCCTTTGGAAAATAGATATGTTGCCCAACGTTTCTCTTCCTCTACTGCTTCGTCATACATTGTCTCAACTTCTTTTGCTGTGTCTTTAATGACCTTTAGCATGACTTTATCGTTTTCTACTTCTCTGTAGTTATTAATAATTCTTTGTGACATTGCTAAGTGTTGTGATTCGTCTCTTGCAATAAAAGAAATAATCTTAGCACTACCTTCAAGTAGTTTTAATTCACCAAATGCAAATGAACAAGCAAATGATACATAGAAACGTAAACCCTCTAAAATGTTTACAGTGACCAATGCTTTCCATAATTTCTTTTTAAGTTCATATTCTGTCACTGACTTATTATCTAAATGCCACTTATAACCTGACGCAATTAGGTCATCATAAGTTTCTGTAATAGTTTGTGCTCTTTTCTGAATTTTCTCATCACCAATAATAGTATCAAATACTTCACCTGGTTGTGAGTATAAGTTTTTAATGATGTATGTATATGAACGTGAATGAATAGTCTCAATAAAATCCCATGTTACAATACAACCCTCTATTTCAGGTAATGATACGAAAGGTAAAAATGCCAAACATGGACCTCTACCTTGTACACTATCTAACATAGTCTGATATTTTAAATTAGCAGTAAAGATAAACTTTTGTTGCTCTGACAATTGAGCATAGTCATTTCTATCTTTCTGTAGAGATACTTCTTCTGGTCTCCAAAAGTAACCTAATTGTTGTTGATTCAACTTGTCAAAGATTGGATATTTCATATCATCATATCTTTGCACTTGCAAGTCTTCACCAAAGAACATTGGTTGCTTTGTAAAGTCAATATTATCGTTTGTGTTTAGTACACTTCTAGCCATTTTTCTCTCTCTCTTTATATTGTGCAACTATCACAGTTCTCATCATCTTCTGGTGAGGCTGCTAGTGTGCTGGGTATAGTTTCTTCTACTTCGTCTTTCCAACCTAATGGATGGACTGGTTCGTCTTCATCTTTCTTACTATCATATGTATTTTGATAATAAGAAGTCTTCCAACCTAATTTATAAGTTGTCAATAAATCTTGTGCCATTTGAGCAATAGACACTTGACCACCTTCATATTGTTCAGGATTGTATGACCAATTACCACTAATTGCTTGGTCAAAATACTTCTGCATTACTGCAACGATATTTATATATCCTTCATTCCCTTTCATGTCCCATAAAAGAGTATATGCGTTCTTTAGTCTATGATAATCTGGTACAACTTGTTTTAATGTACCTTTTTTAGACTTTTTAACTGATAGATAGTCTCTTGGTGGCTCAATACCATTTGTCGCATTTGAAACAACACTAGATGACTCACTTGGCATTTGTGCTGATAAGGTACTGTGTCGCAGCCCATGTTCTTTAATATCTTTTCTTAACTGTTCCCATTTCATAGATAGTTTACGATTTACAATATCATCAACTTCTTTCTTGTAAGTATCAATAGGTAAAATGCCGTCTGCATACTTTGTTCTATGGAAATAATCACATTGACCTTTTTCTTTTGCCAAGTTGTTTGACGCTTGTAATAGGTAATATTGGAAGTGTTCAGTTAATTCGTCAACTTCTTTCCATGCTTCTTTATCTGCATAATTTAATTTCTGTTTTGCTAGATAATGTGCAAGACCAATATAACCAATACCTAAAGAACGTCTTGCCTTTGTAGATACTTCGGCAGCCTTAACAGGATATTCTTGGTGGTCAATAATTTCATCTAATGCTCTAACAGCAAGGTCACAAAGACTTTCTAAATCTTCTAGGTAATTTAATTTACCAACATTGATAGCACTTAAAATACATAATGCAATCTCTCCTTCACCATCAATGTGAGTGATAGGTGTAGTTGGTAATGTAATTTCTTGGCATAAGTTAGACATATAAATTCTGTCTTTGAAACTAGAGTGAGTATTACAATGGTCAATATTCATAATATAGATACGACCTGTTTCTGCTCTTTCTTTCAACATGTCCATAAACAATGTCTGTGCTGATACTTTTCTTTTTTCTACACTAGTTTTTCTTTCTGCCTTTTCATACAGTTCATCAAATTCTGGTAAACCCCATGACTCATATAATTCAGGTACTTCATGTGGCGAGAACAAAGTTATTTCTTCGTCATTAATAAATCTTTCATAGAAGATTTTAGATATCTGTATAGAGTAGTCAAGTTTTCTAACACGATTGTCCTCTGTTCCTTTATTGTTTTTGAGAACGATAATATCTTCAATTTCTTTATGCCAAATAGGGAAATGCACTGTAGCAGAACCGCCACGTACACCGTTTTGTGTACAACACTTAACCGTTGCCTCAAACTTTTTGAGGAATGGTATAACTCCTGTGTGCTGGACTTCACCGCCTCTAATTCTGGAATTGATTCCTCTAATCCTCCCAGCGTTAATACCGATACCAGCCCTTTGTGCAACGTAATTGCCAATAGCCATATCACTACTGAAAATAGATGGCAAAGAATCATCCACATCAACCAACACACAAGAAGCATACTGGCGAATAGGAGTTCTAACACCGGCCATAACCGGAGTAGGAATATTGATTTTAAATTTTGATGTAGCGTCATAATATTTTTTAACATAACTCATTCTCTTGTCTTTAGGATAATTTGCAAAGATAGTAGCTGCAATTAACATGTACATGAATTGTGGTGTTTCAAATACTTGTCCATTACTTCTATCTTGTACAAGGTATTTGTCAATAACTTGTCTTAGCCCAGCATATGTAAAATCATAATCTCTTTGATGTGAAATCCAAGATTCCATTCTATTGAAATCTTTTTCATCATAATGTTCTAAAATAGTTTTATCGTAAACACCTAACTCAACACCTTTTTTAGTGTGAGTATAGATATGTGGGTGGTCCCACATTCTATGGAAAATCTGTTTTCTAAGACTAAACAATAATAGTCTAGCAGCTGCGTATTGATAATTAGGAGTTTCTAGTGTGATTAGGTCTGAAGCTGACTTAATTAAAATCTGTTGTATATCATCTGTAGTAATACCATCATAAAATTGTAGACCAGAGGACATTTCAATTTGTGATGATGAGACGCCTGTAATATCGTCACAAGCATATTCAACCATTTCATGTATCTTGTCAATGTTAAGAGGTTCAGTACCTCGGCCGTTTCTTTTTTGTACGTTTATATTTTCTGTTCCTGTCATGTTTCTCCTTCTCCTAACACTTTCTAAATTTGGTCATATTGGTTAATGCTTCTAGTCCTGAATACGTATGTTTACTTATAAGATTTTTTACCTCTAACTTTGACATTCCTGAAATAATTAAATCATTTACATCTTTCAGTTGTAGGTCTTCAGGCCATACAACAACATTATAGCCTGCGTCAATTAAGTCATACATACGTTTGATAATTTCTTTGTTACGTGGTTCGTTATCAAATATATATGTGACTTGTTCTACTGGTACTGTCAATGTTAAATCAGCACCACCAGCTGCCAAACAATTATCAATAAACATACTATCTATAGGTCCTTCTACAATGTAAATCTGCTCATGCAAATTTATCGTATCTAAACCATAAACTTTTTGTTTATTTTCGTCTAACTTAATTGTAAGATACTTTGGTTGTTCTTTTCCAAATGCACGGCCTTGAAAAGCAAATGCTTTGCCGTCAACATCATAGAAAGGTATAATCAACCTAGGATGCTCGCCTTTTGTATGAGGAAAAGTATTCGGTTTTACCTCATTTACAAATGACATAAACTTATCACAAAGATAAAGTTTACTCTTATACTCATTAGGTATTTTTCTGTTATTAATGTAAGCAGTGACCGGATGGTCTTCTGCTAGGTCTTTAACACAAACAAGATTTGCTAAGAAATCTTTTTCTTCAAATTTAGGTACAAAATTCTCAAATTTAGGTTTAGACGTGGAGGGTGCTGAACCTTTGTATCTTTCTAGTAAGTATTCTTCATACTTCTTTGGATCCAAATATTTTAAAAAATTTGATAAGTTGTGTCCTTCACCACAATTGTGGCATTTGAAAAACATATCATTCTTTACTCTGTAGAGATATGCTCTTGCTTTGGTTTTAGACTTCTGCGAATCGCCACAATAGGGACATCTGAAATTATACAGATAATCCGTCTTCTTTTTAAACTGCGACAATCTGGCAGATATTTCATTAATAAACTTTAAATCAATGTAACTTGACATAATATACTTTCATAAGATAAGATACACATAATAACATAATATAGTCACCTTGTCAATGCTGTGGCGAACCTCCAGCGAGAAAAATAGCACCGAGGTTTCCAGCGCTTATTTTTTTAAAAAGCTATTCCAGTCTGGTTACTTCATTAAGTCTATGAGTTCACCACCATTAAGTGCTATGAACCAACCAACGACTATGGCGCCACCCATAATTAACCATTTGTATCTCTCTAGTATACCGATTCTTCCTGAAATGTCAAGCTTAAGAGACTTAATTTCTATTAATAATCTCTTTTCTACGTGATACATTTCTTTTGATAACTCTTTGTGAACCTTATCAATAGAATCAGCACGGTCTTTTAATTTTTCAAAGATGATTTCGTCTATCTGTTCTTGACGACCAATCTTCTCTTCGTGTACTGCCAACATTGATTTGATTTGTGATGATACATCTGTTAACTTCTCAATAGCTGTGTCTAAACGACTGTTCAGATTCATAACATTATTAACGTCTTTTTTAAGACCTTCAAATTCTACTTTGAGGTCAGTTATTTGATTATCTGACATTCGTTTTCTCTCTCTGATTAATAACTATCCTTGCAAGGACGGAATAGTAGGACTCATGTTTATTACTTAATGATAAGTGTTTTATCTTACCTCTTGACTATATTGTCCTATTATTATTTAGTTAATTACGCTGCTATACGGTGACCTAAATCACGACTTCTTTGCAACATATATAATTTTTTTTGTGTTTTCCTCCTTCTTCTATCTTTTTGTTTTCTAATAAGGACCCACTGGTTGAATAACAAATATAAACGTGTCCTATGGTCTGCTCTTCTTTTTCTTTTAATTACTTTATACAATTTTCGTTGTTGTAATCGTGTCAGAATGACCTCCTTTTTAAAAGTTAAAAATAGTTTTAGTTAGATAATTAATCAGCCTCCTTTATTTTAGGTTTATAGATTGTAATTAACTCTTCTTTACCTTTGACTTTGATTTTGTCAACTTCTATTGAGTCAACATCTTTCAATTGTTCCATGGTGTAAGAAGAATATAATGTAGCAAGAACATTACCTTTTTTGTCTTTGTAATTTCTTGTCGCAGCCTCTAACCTAGCAGCTAGATTAACTGCGTCACCTATTACTGAGTAGTCAAACCTCATATCACTACCCATATTACCAACGATACAAGTACCTGTATTGACACCTGAACCAATGTTAATCTCTGGTAACCCTTTTTCTTTAAACTCTTTTTTAATTGCCTGTGTTTCTTTAGCACATTCTATACTTGTCTTAACAGCCATCTCCGCATGATTAGGACAGTCAAGGGGTGCGTTCCAGAATGCCATTATGCAATCGCCCATGTACTTATCAATAGTACCACCATTATCCATTACTATCTTACTCATTCTATTTAAGTAATCATTTATTACACCTACAAGGCCTTCGGGGTCATCTTTGTTCTTATAATGTTCACTTATTGGTGTGAAACCTACAATGTCCATGAATAAGAAAGACATTTCTCTTCTTTCGCCACCAAGTTTCAATTTACTAGGGTCTTTTTGTAATATGGCAACTTGTCGTGGGTCAAGGTATGATTCAAATTGTTTTCTTATCTGTTGTTTTAATCTAAATTCTAAAATAAATCTGTTGAATATACTATGTAAACCAACAAACAATATTGTCACTAAAATCCAAGTGACATCTACTAACATGTTTCTTTCAAAGAAATATATTGTACCGTATATTGAAGCAATTGCAAAGAAGAACATCATCATTCCAACTGCATAGTACGGTGTAAATCTTGTAAGGACTATTATACAGGCACCTACTAAAAAGGCAACAGCCAATTCTATCAACCATGAGATATCAACTCTTTCTATATTGACACCATCTATAACTGTTTGTAAAGTAGAGGCAAGGGCAACATAATCATATTGTTGACCTGTCGGTGTTGCAATCACACCACCTATTCCCTCTGCTGTGGGTGCAATGATAATAGTTTTACCTTTTAATTCTGAAAACCCACCTGGTCCTGCTTCTGCTAAAGATACTGTTTTATATTCTTTATTCCATGTTAACCATATTCTTGCATGTTGGTCGGTATTGATTGTTGCAAAACCTGGTACACGCATAGCAATAATACCTGCGTCACTAGCTTTCACCTGATAACTAGGGTCACCAACTGCAACTCTAATTACCTCTATTGCAATATTTGGATAAACATCATTACCTATTTTCATAAGTAAAGGCATTCTTCTAACAACACCATCTATTTCAGGTGCTGTGTTTGTTGTACCTACACCAGCTGCATTTTCACCTATTAATGGTATTGGTCCTACCATACCAGGCCATTCAAATAACCAACTTAATGGGTCACCAATCTTGGCAACACCTCTAGGATATCCGTTTTGTGTAGTTTGATGTGAACCTGTTTGTGATATGACTACAAAATTACCATTCAATGCATTGGCAAAAACTTCATCACCACCTAATCTATCTTCTTCTGCAAATAATATCGGTAATACAATGACACCAACCTCTGCCATTCTTAATTCTTCTATAAGACCTGCTAGTATATCTCTCTTCCAAGGCCATTGACCATATATTTCCATAGACTTCTCGTCTATTTCAACTATAGCAATGTCTTGTGAGACTACCTTTTCTTGTGCTTGGAATTGTAGGTCAAATGATTTTAACCTAAGAATTTCTTTTATTTGTGGGTCTTGTAGTCCAACCCATGTGAGAGCGAACAAGGTAACAAAAGCGAAAGTCCAGTGTGTAAATAATTTCTTCATCTATTACTATTTAGTTCTGTGTGACAGTGGCTGAGCAAGAAGTTTGCGAACAATTTTGATAAAGATAATAATTTTGTGAGGTACTACTATCCTGTGTCAAATCTATCGTTGATGTATTACCACTTAAATTAATTGTGGCATTGTGGTCACCACTTCCGTCTTGTGTTACATCTACATTGTGACTATCAGTCAATGTTATTTCTG